CGACCATTTCTTTTGTTTTGGATGCAAGTATACCAAAAAGAAAGAAGATGTTAACAGCACTCGCTTACGAGCCTTACAGAGGGATAAAGATAAAGAGGAGTCAGTTAATATGTTAGAAAATGTTAGGGAGATTCCAAAAAAAGCTATGCAATGGTTATTAACGTTTGGTATTACACAAGCTGAGATAGAAGAGTATGGTATAAAATGGAATCCAAGGAATGAGTTCTTAGTCTTAATAGACCAAGCAAAGTATTGGCAAGCAAGGACTTTTGATGGAAGACGACCTAAGTATATGTCATTTGGTAGGAAGCCATTAACTATCTTTGGAGAGGGTGATACTATAGTTATAGTAGAGGATATATTATCTGCTATGAAAATAGCTAGGCTTCGAGGTGAGTTTTGTTCTGCTCCTGTACTAGGCAGTAGTTTAGCTTATGATATGGAAGAGCAAGTAGTCGGTCAATATAAGAAAGCACTCATATGGTTAGATAGAGATAAGGCTAGAAACTCATTACTGATTTCTAGGAAACTAAAAGAACGAGGTTTAGATAGTAAGATAGTAGTAACAGAACTAGACCCAAAGCTTTATAGTAAGAATCAAATAAAGAAATACTTAGAAGAGAGATGTTAATGAATTGTAACAGTTGTAACAAGAGTGTAAAAGTTCTTGCTATTTAAGTCATAATGCTGTAAAATAGATGTTAGAATTTAAAAACATAATTAAGTATATAAAACATAACTAAGGATTAACTAATGTTAGAAAAACAAATAATTAAGTTATTCTGTAGTAATAAAGATAATTACTTAAAGTATTATAAGTATATTAATACTAAGTATATGAAAATTAATTACAGTAACTTATATAAAACCTTTCTTATAGTTGATAAATACTATAGTAAGTTTAAAGATAGGACTTCTATTAACAAAGAAGAACTAGATTTAGCTTTTAATAGTAGTTATCTTCTTAAAGAAGAAGAAAGAAAAGAGATTACTTCTCTAATAGATAGCACGTTCTCTACAGAGATTAGTAATGAAGAGCAATTAGATACACTTCTACAAGAACATAAGAGACGTTCTGTAGCTGGAGATATGGCTAGAGTTTCCTTAGATTTTGAAGAGGGTCTAGCTAAAGTTGAAGACTTAGAGAAATTATATGCTGAGTTTGTCTCTAGTGAAGTAGAAGTTAAAGAAGCTGAATACGTTAATATGGATTTAGAGGAGTTACATACTTCCCAGATAGCTACGAATGGTTTAAGGTGGAGGTTACATTGGTTGAATCAATCACTAGGGTCGTTAAGACAAGGTGACTTTGGATTCATACTAGCACGACCTGAAGCAGGTAAGACAACATTCTTAGTTAGTGAAGTAACTCATATGGTCGGTCAGACAGATAAGGATATCATATTCTTAAATAACGAAGAGCAATCATCTAAGGTTGCAATCCGTTGCTATCAGGCAGTCTTAGGACTTACTACTAAGGAACTGTTTAAAGATTTAAAAGGTAATCAGAAAAGATACGAAGAACTAACAGGTAATAGGATTAAGATGTATAGTTATGAAGAGTCATCTACTAAGTCAGCTATTGAAGATGTCTTAAGAGATACTGACCCATCTCTAATAGTCATTGACCAATTAGATAAGGTTAGAGGATTTAAGGCAGATAGACATGACCTAGAGATGAAGCAAATATATAACTGGGCAAGGGAGTTAGCTAAGAAGTATGCTCCAGTGATTGGAGTTTCTCAGGCTGGTGGTAGTGCAGAAAATAAACTATGGCTCTCTATGGACGATGTAGATAGCTCTAAGACTGCAAAACAAGGAGAAGCTGACTGGATATTAGGGATAGGAAAAGAAACTGACGATACCTCAAGATTAAGATTCTTAAATATTACTAAGAATAAACTTTTAGGTGATGCAGATACTTTACCTGAACAGAGACACGGACAAAGACAAGTTTTAATTCTACCTGAAATCGCAAGATTTTCAGACACATAAGGAGAAGATATGGATAAGCGTAAGTTTAATAAAAGAAAGTGTAATGTTTGTTCTTCTACTGATGTTAAAATCTGGAGTGAGAACAAGTGGTGGTGTAAGATAACTTCGGAGGAAGGCTATATGAACATGGTAGGCTTCTGTCCTAAACAAAAAAAGGAAAAGAAAAAATGAAATGTCCTAAATGTAATGCAGAGTTAATATGGGGAGGCGACCAAGACGATGATTTTGAGGAAGATAGTAACATGGTCATTACTAACTACAGTTGTGCGGAGTGTGATACAACAGTATATGTTAATTGGAGAGCAGAATGAAACATCTAGTACTAGACGTAGAGACATCAATATCTAATAAGGGTAATCCTTTTGATGAGACTAACAAGTTAGTTTATGTTGGTCTATTAGGTCATGGATTATTTCCTATTGAATATGGAGATGAACCTTATCAGGATAATCTTAAAAAGATACAAGAAATTATAGATGATTCTGATATGTTAGTAGGGTTCAATATTAAGTTTGATTTACATTGGTTAGCTAACTATGGTATTAAGTTTGCTGATAAAGTAATATGGGATTGTCAGCTAACTGAGTTTATCTTAGTCGGTCAGAGTTCTCCTTATCCTAGCTTAGACAAGACATGTATTTCTTATGGTCTTGAGACTAAGTTAGATGTAGTTAAAACTGAGTATTGGGCAAATGGAATAGATACAGCAGATGTACCTCAAGATATATTAGAGGAATATCTACAGAAAGATTTGGACTTAACTGAACAGGTTATGGCAAAACAGATAGAACAATTATCTGATAAGCCTCTCTTGAGAAGACTAGTACAATTACACAATGCAGACCTATTAGGATTACAAGAGATAGAGTATGCAGGATTATTATTTGACCAAGATTGGTCTGAAACTTTAGGAGATGAACTTGAAGAACAAATTGGTAAGCTTGATAAACATCTTTATGAATATCATGAGTTCGATAGTTTTAATCCCAATTCTAACGATATGTTATCTGCTTTTCTTTATGGTGGGAACATTGCATTCAAGGTTAGGGTGGCTGATGGGAGATACAAAAGTGGCATTAAAAAAGGTGAAGAGAAAACAAAATGGGAAACTAGGCAACAAGTATACAAAGGATTAGTTAAACCTTTAGCTAAGACTGAACGAGTAAAAGAAGGATTCTATTCTACTGATGAGCAGACCTTACGAAACCTTAAGGGTTCTAAGAAAGCACAAGAAGTAATAGAGATTCTTTTAACAAGGTCTGAACTTAACAAGAGGATGACCACATATTATCAAGGTCTACCTAAGTTAATATCAGAAATGAATTGGAAACGTGGTACATTGCATGGTCAACTTAATCAGTGTGTAGCTAGGACAGGAAGATTAAGTAGTTCAAAACCTAACATGCAAAACTTTGATGGAGAGATTAAGGGTTTATTCCCTAGTCGATATACATAATGAGATATATAGATAGATATTATAGTAGATTTGAACTAATAGATGGAGAGCTTAGATACCGAAAAAAACTATCAAAAAATAAGTCTCATCACGAAACTCATTCAAGAACAGTTAAGGGTAACAGAGGTATGACTCCTGGAGCATTAGTAGGGAATCTAACAAAGTCTGGACATAGAGTAGTAAGAATAAGAGGTCAGAATCATTATGTAAGTAGAGTTGTATGGAAAATGCATTATGGTGACATAGATAAAGGATTACTTGTTAACCATATTAATGGTAACAAGGAAGACTACCATATAGAAAACTTAGAACTTATTAAACGTTCTAAAGTTAAACTTAAATATAAACAAGGAGAAGAAGTAGTAAAAAGTTCTAGGATAATAGATTATACACTATGGAATAAAATTATGGCAAGGATTAGAAAAAAAGCTTGACTTCTAAGGCAAAGTGTGTTATACTATTAGTATAGAGACAATAAAATTAATTAAAGGAGTCGGTCAGTATGAATAAAAAAAATAAAGAAAATCTGGTAGTTCTACTTGCTATTATAGTACTAGGAATAGTAGTCTTTAATGGCTTTGATGCTTTAGTCCTACATAAGGAAGTCTAGAATGGGAATTACAGGAATATTTATATTAACTGTCAGTCTAGGAGGTACATATCTTGATAAGGAAGTGGTTGGAGGTTTTGATACATGCTCTGAAGCTATGGAGTACAAGTTAGAATATTATCCTGACCATAAAGCTTCAAGATGTTTACTATTAGAGATACATGATAAACAAAAGGACAACATTACATGAAATATGATGCAGAGATAGAAGAACAAATCAATACATGCTCTAACAAATTTGAGGAAATTACTCAAGAGTTTGGTACTATGGGTGTAGGTATGATAATTCAGAATCTCTCAGAAGAAACTAAAGATACACTAGTGAGATACCTAGTGCTGGAGTACTAATATGTTACTAATTGGAGATGCTAAACAACTTGAATGGATAGGTGCTACCTATCTAAGTCAAGACAAAGTAGCAATAGATGAGATTAATAGAGAAGTCGATATGCATGCAGATAATCAGGAACGATTCAATCTTCCGACAAGATTAATAGCAAAGACATTCGTTTTTAGATTAATCTATGGTGGGTCTGCCTACTCTTACTCAGTAGACCCTAACTTTAAAGAAATAGGCAATGAAGCTTTCTGGCAAGATGTTATGGATAAGTTCTATGCTAAGTATAATGGTTTAAAGAAGTGGCACGAAGAGATTCTTGTTACTGCTACTAGGGATAGAAAGTTGGTTATGCCTACTGGAAGATACTATCCTTTTGAACCTGAAGTACACTATGGTAAGGTAAAGTACCCTAGAACTAAGATAATGAACTATCCTGTTCAAGGACTAGGTGCTGACCTAATGGCTATTGCAAGAGTTTCTTTGCGAAATAGGTTAAAGGGTTGGAAAGCTTTACAGATAATTAATACAGTTCATGATTCAATTGTTATTGACTTTGATGAAAAAGTATGCGATACTGATACATTAGTTAAGTTAGTAGATGATTGCTTTAATGATATACCAGAAAATTTTAAAAAATTATTTGGGATTGAGTTCAACTTACCAATGAGAGTTGAATGTCAGATAGGAAAATCTTGGGGAAAGATGGAAACAATCGAAGTTAAACTTTAAGGAGATATAAAGATGCAAGTAACAATTATAGATGTAGGACCTGCTGAGACACATGTAACAAAGACTGGAAAAGATTACCAGTCAGTTGAGGTAGTATACAAAGGAGACAATGGTCAAACAGCTTCTAAGAAGTTAATGTCCTTTGCTAACCCTGATGTATTTAAGGTAGCTCAGACTTGGCAGAAAGGTGCTACAATCAATGTTGATAGCCAGAAGGATGACAATGGTTATTGGCAATGGAAAGGCATCCTTGCTGATGGTCAAGCACCAGCACCAGTAGTTAATGCAGTACCTAGAGTAGGTGGTGCTACTACTAGAGCAACAGGTAATAGTTATCCTACTTCAGATGAACGAGGTAAGACTCAAGTATATATTATACGACAGTCCTCTCTTGGTCATGCAGTAGCTACCTTAAACATTAAAGGTACTAAGGACTTAACTGAAGACCCTGCTCAAGCGGTGATTTCTCTAGCTAAACAGTACGAAGCCTTTGTACTAACAGGTGAAGCTGAACAAGTTAAGGAAGACTTACCTTTCTAGTGAAAGCCTTAATAGACATGGATTTAGTCTGCTTTCGTTCCTCGGCTAGTGCGGAGAATGATGATTGTGGTCTTGCCATTTGGAGAATGAACTCATTACTCGATAGGATTCTAGATACAGTAGGAGCTAAAGAGTATGAGGCATTCTTAACTGGTACAACAAACTTTCGTAAGGTAGTCTATCCTGAGTATAAGGCAAATAGAACAGCACCAAGACCTAGGCATCTACAGGAATGTAGAGATTATGCTGTTAAACATATGGGAGCTGTTATTGCTCCTAATGGTCTTGAAGCTGATGACTCTCTAGGTATGAATCAAACAGATGATACTATTATCTGTAGCTTAGATAAAGATTTACTAATGATTCCTGGTCGACATTTTCAGTGGTCTATTAGTGGTAAGAACTGGAGTAAGGAAGATACTTTCCTAGACCAGACATACATTGAAGGAATGAGGTTGTTCTATAAACAATGTATTACTGGAGATACCTCTGATAATATTAAAGGTATTAAAGGAATGGGTAAGGCAAGAGCTAGTAAAGAACTAGATAAGTTATCTGATGAACAAGCCATGTTTAATCGTGTTAAGTATCTCTATGGTAATGACGAAGAATTTCTCATGAACGCTAGAGTACTATGGATTATGCGAAGTATTGATGATGACTATGGAGATAGATTTAATGCACAACTTCAGAAGTAAATTTGAAAAGAAATGTTGGGGTACTTTAATTAAGAAGTTTCCTGATGCAGAATACGAACCAGACTTTATAAAGTATATGCAACCTGAGATAGAGAGGACTTATAATCCTGACTTTAAACCAGGAACTACAAGTAATATATACATAGAAGCTAAAGGTAAATTAGATTTAGCTACTAGACAAAAGATGGTATTCTTTAAACAGTCTCATCCTGAAATACATATTGTATTCCTATTCATGAATCCTGATGTTAAGATTCGTAAGGGTAGTAAGACAACATATGGGATGTGGGCAACCAAGCAAGAGTTTGATTGGCTTGATTCTAGAAAGGATTGGATAAGTGAATATAATAGACTTTGTACAAAACGAGGATGGTAGTACTTCGTTTAGCTTTGAAGCTAACGAACTAGAAACAAAAACATTAGTGGAGTTTGCAATAAAAACTTTGATACATGCTAATTTAATAGATGTAGGTCAAGAGATGCAAGATGAGTTTGATTTTGACTTTGAAGATAAACATGGAGGTAGTACATTACAATGAGTAACTCTAAAAAAATTTTAGTACTTGATATAGAGACTTCTCCGCACCAAGCTTTCGTATGGGGTATGTGGGATGTGAATGTTAGTATTAATCAATTAATAAGTAGCTCAACAGTACTATGTTGGGCAGCAAAATGGGTTGGAGAGAAGAAGATTCACTTCAGTAGTACCCATAAAGATAGCCATAAGGTAATGATACAGAAGATTCACGCTCTTGTAAATGAAGCTGAAGCTGTAATTACTTATAATGGTAAGAGGTTTGATATGCCTATTCTTAATAAGGAGTTCTTAAAACATAAGATGCATCCTCCTGCACCATATAAGGATATTGATTTATTACAAACAGCTCGTAGTAAGTTTAAGTTTGCAAGTAATAAGTTAGACTATGTGGCTCAAGAATTAGGAGTCGGTCAGAAGACAGCACATCCTGGAATGCCTTTATGGATTGATTGTATGGCTGGTAAACCTTCTGCTTGGAAACTAATGAAAGAATATAATTGTAATGATGTTATTCTAACTGAGCAAGTATATGAAAAATTATTAGGTTGGGTTGTTACACCATTCAATCATAATATGCACTCTGACCATGGTGTCTGTCCTTCTTGTGGTGGCAACCATCTACAGAAGAGAGGCTATAGTTTAGTAGGTGCAAATTCATATCAACGTTTTCAGTGTATGGATTGTGGTAAGTGGAGTAAGGGCAATAAAGCTATTAAAGAACTTCGTAAGACTAACTTAATAAAGGCGATATAATATGAGTAACAAGTATGATATATTAGGTCTAAAAGAAGATACTTTTCATCCTCTTGAATTAATTTTTGAGCAGGCAGTGAAACAGGCTTCTGAAGGTAAAGGCTCTGAAAGACATGGCAGTAAGAATGATTTTCTTAAACAGCAGTGGGTAACTCTAGCTGAGACCCATGGTGTTGGCTTCCTAACAGGACAAGCTCAAAAGAAACTCACTGAAGCTGTAACTAACAAAACCGCAGATAACTTTGATTGGTATGAAAGAGAACTCTTAGGAGCTATCAATTATATTGCAATGGCTATTTTAAAGGAAAAACATGGTATACACTAATAGAATGGTAGATACAAATCCAATCACTGGCGATAGAATAATCTCTAAGATGAAGGATAAAAAGAAGTATGATGACAACTACGATAGAATCTTCCGAGAAAAATGTAAGATGGAAGATGACATGGTAGCTGAAGATGAACAACGTAAATTAAAAAAAAAGGAAATAGAAATGGATAGAAACTTAACTTACAACGAAATATGTGAAGAGCTAAGTAAAGTAGAGGAAACAGTCCTACTAGAAATATTAGATATTCATTCTGATGAACTAGTAGATAAGTTTCAAGATAAGATTGAAGAAAACCTAGAGAGATTACAATTAGAAGTAGAAGACCTAACCGAGGAGTATGATGCAGATGAGTAGTTTACCAACAGTCTATCAAGACATAATCAGTTATTCTAGATATGCTAGATACATGCCAGAGCTTAAACGAAGAGAAACCTGGGATGAGACAGTAGATAGGTTAGTAGATTACCTTGAAACAAAAGTACCAGAAGCAAAGAAAGAGATAAAAGAAATAAGAGAAGCAGTCTTTAAACAAGACATTATGCCTTCTATGAGATTAATGATGACTGCTGGTGAGGCTTGTGAACGTGATAATATATCAGCTTACAATTGTGCTTACCTAGCCATCAATAATAAGAGAGCCTTCTCTGAAGCTTTATATATACTAATGAATGGTACAGGTGTAGGTTTCTCTGCTGAGAGACAAGAAACTAATAAACTACCCAGCTTACCTGATGATTTAGAAGTATGTGGAGACATCATAGAAGTAGAAGATAGTAAGTTAGGTTGGGCAAAAGCTCTTAAAAAATTAATGTCTAGTCTATGGGAAGGTGATATTCCTACGTTTGATTATCATAAAGTACGACCAAGTGGTGCTAGACTTAAAACGTTTGGTGGTAGAGCAAGTGGTCCTGAACCATTAAAAAGACTATTCGATTTTGTTATCAATATCTTTAAGAATGCTAAAGGTCGTAAACTATCTTCAATTGAAGTACATGATATTATGTGTATGATTGGTGAGATAGTAGTAGTAGGTGGAGTAAGACGTTCTGCTCTTATCTCTTTGTCTAACTTGACTGATAGACGTATGAGAGAAGCTAAGATAGGTGCATGGTATGATACTGAGCCTCATAGAGGTTTAGCTAATAACTCTGTAGCTTATACTGAGAAGCCTGATAGTGAGACATTCATGGAAGAATGGGTATCTCTTATCAAATCTAAATCAGGTGAACGTGGTATCTTTAATAGAGTTGCAGCTCAGAAACAAGCATCTAAGTGGGGTAGAAGAGACCCTAACTTATCTTATGGAACTAATCCTTGTAGTGAAATTATACTACGAGATAAACAGTTCTGTAACTTGACTGAGGTAGTAGTTCGACAAGGAGATACAGAAGCTACGTTAACTAAGAAGATTAGGTTAGCTACTATACTAGGTACTTTGCAATCAACTTTAACTAACTTTAAGTTCCTATCTCAGGAATGGGTAAGTAATACAGAAGAAGAAAGATTGCTTGGTGTGTCATTAACAGGAATCATGGATGCAGAGATTACCTCTAATCCTGACCCTAAAATGTTAGAGAGGTTAAGAAATGAAGCTCGTAAAACGAATGAAAAATTTGCTACACTTTTGTCTATCCCAATCTCCGCTGCTATTACTTGCGTTAAGCCTAGTGGTACAGTTAGCCAGCTTGTCAATTCTGCTTCAGGCATACATGCTCGTCATAATGATTACTTCATTAGGCGTGTAAGGATGGACACGAAAGACCCTATTACTCAGTTCTTGATTGATAGTGGTGTTTCTTATGAACCAGAACAGTTTAGACCTGATTCAACAATGGTCTTTTCGTTCCCTATGAAATCTCCTAAAGGAGCAATACTAAGGAATGATAAGACAGCAATTGAACAGTTAGAAAATTGGTTAGTTTATCAAAGACACTTTTGTGAACATAAACCTTCTGTAACTATATCTGTTAAGGATGATGAATGGGTAGAGGTAGGAGCATGGGTATGGAAATACTTTGATGAGTTATCAGGTGTATCTTTCTTACCTCACTCAGACCACTCTTATGTTCAAGCTCCTTATGAAGATATAACTAAGGAAGAGTATGATAAGATGTTTAGACTAACACCTAAACAAATTGATTGGAGTACTTTTATAGAGGAGGAAGATAATACAGTGGCAACCCAAACCCTTGCTTGTACAGGAGGAAGTTGTGATATATAAGGAGAGAACTAATGTTTAATTTAGATGAGCAAATATTATCAGCAGTTATCTTAGCTACTGGTATAGCATTAGCAGGATGGTTTATTGATATAGATGTAGTAGTTAAAATAGATAAACAGCCTGAAATTATAGGAGAAAAGTTATGATATCATTTAGTCCCATAATGGGAGTTCATTTAGGATTTGAAATTTATGAACAGGAAGTAGAAGACTTTAAGATAGGTTATTTGTTGATAGATTTTTTAATCTTACGAATGCAGATAGCTTGGTATGTTGACTAGTCGGTCATACTAACTAAGAAAAGGAC